TCGTGGCCGGCTACGCGCGGGGCGGCATCGCACGGACCTTCCGTGCGGTCGCCGCCGATGGAGCGACCGTCGTGTTCGAAGGCACCGTGAACTCGCATGAGCCAGCCGACATGGTCCTTGGCGACACAAACATCCAGCCGAACGCCCACGTCAGCGTGGACGTGTTCACCTACACCCACCCGAAGGAGCAACCAGAATGAGCAAGGGCAACACCACCGAAAACGACGTCATCGCCGCGATCTTCCACGGCACCGCGTTCTCCTGGGATGCCGAGACCGACCTCGACATCCACCTGCACACCGCTGACCCCGGCGAGGGTGGAACTTCAGCGACCAACGAGTGCGCCTACGGGTCCTATGCCCTCGTGACCGTCCTTCGGGACGCGACCGGTTGGGATGTCGCGGGCAACCAGGCGAGCAACGACGACCTGATCCAGTTCCCGCAGTGCTCCGCCGGCTCCGAGACCATCACGCACGTCTCCATCACGCCAGGCAACAGCACCCAGATTCTCTACTCCGGGGCGCTGGCATCTCCGCTCGCGGTGAGCGCAGGAATCCAGCCGCAGTTCGCAGCCAATGCGCTGACCATCACGGAGGACTGAGATGTATCGCTGCGCCGAATGCAACGCGCAAGTCTACGTCATGCCCAGCCTGATCATCCGCCTGTGCGAGTGCAAGGCGCCAATCGTTGGCCAGATGGTCTCGCGGCTTGAAGGCAGGGGCGGAGTGGCCGGGTAAGTGGTAGGATTTGCCAACAACGGGGCGCTGGTGGATGCCGAGACCGCTGGACGACTGAACAGGTTTTCGTTCAGGAAGGTTCCTGCTGTCGTCACTGCACAAGGAACGTGGTATGACTATTCCATGTCTCCGGGCAACCCGGCTCCGCAGTATTACGCAGCCGCTCCTCTGACGGCACAGACCATGACCCGGTCAGGCGACGGCGGGCTGTATCACGGCTTGGACGTTTCTCCCGCAACGAAGTATCTGCGCAAGCTGATGCTCATGTGCGTCACGGCAGGCGGAGTGCCCCAGCAATTTACGTTGCTGGATTACCTGATGTTCTACCCATTCGTGGACATGGGCACAGCAGACCCGCAAACGCTGACAAACGTCCAAACGCTCCTCCGTTACACGGACGGCGACGGCGTCAAAATCATGGCCATCCTCGTTGCGCCGCACAGCCTTGTTGGTGACACATTCTTTGTAACGTACACCAACCAAGATGGCGTGGCAGGGCGGGTAACTCCGCTGCACACGATGACCAACGCGGTCTCCGTCAACGGAACAATCCTGACAACGGCGCAATCCTCCGCCGGTCGCATCGGCCCATTCTTGGCGCTACAGGCTGGGGACACCGGTGTACGGTCGATTGAATCGGTTCAGTGTACGGCAGGAACCGATGTGGGCCTGTTCACGCTAGTCTTGGTCAAGCCGCTTGCGAACATCTCGCTCAGGGAGATAACCGCACCGGTTGAAAAAGACTTCTACCTTGATGAGAAGCAATTGCCAATCATCAAGGATGATGCGTACCTCAATTTCATCGCTTGCCCAACTGGGTCACTAACCGGCGCGGCGCTGAACGGAACAATCGAAACCATTTGGGACAACTAAGGAGCCACCATGCCCGGTTACACATCGCTGGATGACTACATCTCTGAGGTCACGGTCAACGGCAAGCAGGTTCGCATCGACTGGAACAAGCTCTCTCATGCCGTTGGCGTCCAAGCTGCTGGCACGTGGTACGCGCTCCTCCACAGCACGGGAAATCCCGGCCCAATGCCGCTGGGTGTAAACGGCACAAACCTTGCATGGCATGCCGCACACGACCGTCTTGCTGGTTCGATGTACCACGGCGGCGATGTCCTGCCTGACATCAAGACCCTGCTCAATGGGAATGCCTACTCGGCAGCGGCCACGACAATGCCCGCCGTGTTCCAACTTGTCGATGTCCTTGGCTGGTATCCCGTCTCCACCACGACTACGACCGGCGACCAAGCGCTGGTGAACTCCAAGACGTTCACGGCGACGGCGGCGACACCGACCGTTATCACGGTTGCCGCCGGTTGGGACATTCAGGAATACACAGCCGTTCGGCTCACCAACTCCGGTGGCGCACTCCCGGCTGGCCTCTCAACCAACACAACCTACTATTGGCACCGACTGTCGGCTACAACCGGCAACCTTGCAACTTCGATGGCCAACATCGACAGCGCCACCTACGTTGCGGCCAGCGGCACAGGAACCGGCACTCACACCATAACGATGTACCTTGGCGACCGCTGCCCTACAGATGGCGCAGGGGTTCAGGCATTCCTCACGCCATCAACCGCGCTGGGCGCGGGCACCCCAAACTGCCGCATCACATACACAGACGCAGAAGGGAACGCAGGCAACCTCACGCCATCCGTTCTGCCCATTTCAAACGCATCAGCGCCAATCGGGCAGATTGAATACTCCGGCACCGGCGCGGGCAAGTATGGCCCGTTCATGCCAAGGGCGGCGGCAGACAGGGGCATTCGCTCCGTGGAGCAATTCAACTACTCCGCCACCCACACTTCCGGCGTCACCAACCTCGTGCTTTGCAGGCCAATTGCGGACTTCCCTATGACCACCATTGGCGTTGCGGCGGAGCGCGAATTCATGACGCAGATTCCTTCTCTGCCGCGCATCTTCGACGGCGCGTGCTTGGCATGGTTGATGTACGCGGGCGCAGCCACACCGGTTGCATCCGGGTTCTTTGGCCATCTTGACTTTGGGTGGAGCTAGGGAATGGCGCTGATTGGCAACTACACGGTTGTATCCAAGCATCCCGGTCGTGATGTAGGCGGGGCGCTTGGGCTTGGGCAGAACCGTGGCGACTGGAACAAGCCCAGTTTCCGTGGCCACTTCACAGCCGATGCTTGGGACAAGAAGTCAGGAATACCGGACGGCTACCGACCTCCATATACTTGGCTGCTCCCGCTTGAGGCAGGTGCACTGTCGTCGCGGAACATCATCGCTGGTTCCGGCACCTTCACCGCTTCCGGCGCAATGGGCGTGAACGCGGTCGCGGCGCTGACAGGTACGGGTTCCCTCTCCGCAACGGGCGCGCTGATTGTCTCGGCGGTCGCGGCGCTTACCGGCACCGGCTCCCTCTCCGGGAACCTGCAGGCCGTCCTGAACGCGGTCGCGGCTCTCACGGGCACGGGGTCGCTTTCGGGCGCAATGACGGCATACGGAGCGCTCACGGCGGCGCTGGCGGGCGTTGGCGCGCTTTCCGCGCCAGGCTATGGCATCGGCCACATGGAAGCCGACATCTCACCGTTCACCGAACTCTCGCCGGAGAACCTGGCGGCGGCCGTCTGGAGCGCCATTGCAGCCGACAACAACGACGTGGGCACGATGGGCGAGAAGCTGAACGACGCGGGCAGCGGTAGCAACCCGTGGACCGAGGTCATCGAGAATTCCTACACCGCCGCCGAGCTGCTGCGCATCATCGCCGCCGCGCTCGCCGGCGAACTGAGCGGCGCGGCCACAACGACCATCACGATTAAGGGCGTCGACGGCACGACGGACCGCATCATCGCCACGGTCGACAGCGACGGGAACCGCTCGGCCCTCACGCTCGACGGGGCGTAGGCATGTTCTACAGCGACCGCATTGCCAATTCGACCCACTTCGGAATCGGTAGCTTGCCGGTCTCCCATCGGGCGATCGTGGTGCGATGGACGCCGAGCGCAGAGGAAAGGCCGGTCTGTGTGACTCTTTACCGAACTAGGCAAAAGAATGTTCGGTAACCGCTACTTCGCACCAAGGTACTTCGCAGACCGCTACTACCCACCGGTGGCGATCGTGGTGCCCCCGGAACCGGAACAGCCGGCGGTAGCCGGTGGCGTCCGGTTCTTCGCGCCTCGTGCCGTCCGCGGTTGGGCGAGAGTGGTCGCTCCTGCCGCGGAATGCCGCATCACCGCCCAAGTTGTGGCCCCGGCCATCCTGAGCGCCGAATGCCGTGCCCCCGCCGCGCTCCTCGATGGCATCGCGTGGGCTACTACACCGGCCACGCGCATCCGGGCCGAAGACGAACTTCTCCTGCTCGGCCTCCTCTAAACCGCTAACCCCGCCTCAATCCCACGCTTCCGGGTGTGAAGACGTTTCGCAAGAGTCTGCCCTTCGAACTGAAGGCGAGCAGCACGGGCGAGTTCCGTGCCGTCTTCGCCACGCTCAACGTCATCGACCACGATGGCGATGTCACCGTGCCCGGTGCGTTCAAGGATGGCGCTGAAGTCATCGTCGGCTCCTTCGGCCACAAGACGGCGGACCTGCCGGTGGGCAAGGGCATCATCCACGCGAACGACCGGGAAGCCGCGGTCGAAGGGCAATTCTTCCTCGACACCCAGCCGGGTAAGGACACCTACCAGACGGTGAAGAACCTCGGCGGGCTTGGCGAGTGGAGCTACGTGTTCTCCGTCCTGAAGCAGTCGTTCGGGGAAAAAGACGGGCGGCCCGTGCGCTACCTCGAAGACATGAAGGTGTACTCGGTTGACCCCGTCCTTGCGGGCGCGGGCATCGATACGCGCACCACGGATATCAAGTCGCTGGGCTTCGCCGAACACGGCGAGGAAGTCGCCGCCCTCGTGGAGACGTACCTGGCGCGAGTGAAGGAACGGACGGCCATCCGTGGGACGGAAGGCCGGAGTTTGTCGGTTGCCAACTTGGCGAGCCTGGGTGAATTGGCGGAGTCGCTGAAGAACCTGTCGGGCGAGCTGGGGCAGTTGCTGCGGCCGAAAGCGAACGACGAGCTGGAGCTGGCATACCTCGCCGCCCAGCGCATTCTCGCCGGACTCCCGGCATAGGAGAAAAGCAGTGGTCTTCCAGGTAACAGTCGAAAATGAAGCCATGGCGGCGGGCCTCACCGAGCCGATGGCACGGAAGGCGATGGCCGAGCGCGCGGAAGCGCTCCACGCCCTCTTCGAAGAAGCCGGCAAGGAACTCGACCCCACGAAGGTCAAGAGCCACGCCTTCAAGGACGGGGCCGATATGGCCACGTTCATCCGGAACGCGAACGCCGAACTCAGCATCATCGGCAAGCGCGTCGGCGAGTTCGACGAACTCGACAAGATCCGCACGGACAACCAGAAGCGGCTCGATACCGGCAAGACCTTCCGGAGCGACCCCGGCGCGTGGGCCCCGAAGGGTGACGCCGCAGCCGAGCGCCCGGTCGTCAAGTCCCTCGGCCAGCTCTTCGCGGAATCGAAGGCGCTCCAGGCCGCGAAGGACCACCAGGTCGGCAACTTCACCCTCGAAGACGCCGATGCCAAGCAGCTCCTCCAGATGAAGGCGAACTTCGTCACCACGGCCGGCTGGGCGCCTGAATCGCTCCGCACGGGCGTGGTCATCCCGGATGAGCAGCGCGAGATCGAAGTCCTCGACAAGATCCCGATGCTGCCGACGGGCATGGCGGCCGTGGTCTACATGGAAGAGACCACGTTCACCAACGCCGCGGCCGAACGTGCTGAAGCCGCCGCCTACGCGGAATCCGCGTTCGCGCTCACCCAGCGTTCCGTCACCGTGCGCAGCATCGGCACGAGCCTCCCGGTTTCCGATGAGCAGCTCGAGGATGAAGCGGGCGTCCAGGCCTACCTGGACCAGCGGCTGATGTTCGCCGTCCGCCAGCGCGTCGATAGCCAGGTGCTCGTCGGCGATGGCATCGCCCCGAACCTCGCGGGCACCATCAACGTGGCCGGCATCAACACCCAGGCGCTGGGCGGCGACACCGTCCTCGATGCGTTCTACAAGGGTCTCGACCTCGTGCGCGTCACGGGCCGGGCCGTCCCCTCGGTCTTCTTCGTCCACCCGACGGACTTCCAGCCGGTGCGCCTGCTGAAGACCGCCGACGGTATCTACATCTGGGGATCGCCCTCGGATGCGGGCCCGGAACGCGTGTGGGGCTTGCCTCTCGTGCTGACCACGGCCGTCACCCAGAACACCGCGCTGGTGGGCGACTACGCCCGCTTCAGCGGCCTGTTCATCCGCAAGGGCGTCGAAGTCCAGACCGGCTACGTGTCGGCGAACTTCACGAACGGGCTGGTCACCCTCCGCGCCGGGATGCGGGCCGCGATGGTCCACTACCGCCCGAGCGCCTTCACGCAGATCACCGGCATCTAAGTCGGCACCCCCTCCTGAGGTTGGCCGGGATTCACCACCCGGCCGGCCCCAGCCAATCCAACCACCACGGAGGATGCCCGGATGGCAGTCAATCGAAACACCGACACGCTCTCGGGCGGAGCCCCCGAACGGACCATCAGCCGCGACGTGCTGGTGTCCTCGGCGCAGATCCTCGCCATGTTCGCTACGCCGGTCGAAATCGTGCCCGCCCCGGGCGCGAACTTCGGCCTCGTGTTCGAAGGCGCGCAGCTGCACAAACCGGCCGGCACCGCCTACGCGGGCATCGCCGCCGGCGAAGACATCACGATCAAGTACACGAACCAGGCAGGCGCGGAAGTCGGCTCGGCGGAGACCACGGGTTTCCTCGACCAGGCGACGGCGCAGAGCCGCTACATCCGCCCGCAGACCGCGGCCTCGGGTGTTTCGGACAAGACCCCGGTCGCCAACGCAGCCCTCGTCATCGCCCACCTCGTTGGCGAAATCACGACCGGCAACAGCGCGCTGCACGTCCGCGTCTGGTATCGCATCGTCCCGATGTTCGCCTTCGCGAGCTAACGCGATGGCGTTCACCATTCACCAGCAGGAGAAGCCCGACATGTACATCAGCGACAAGCGCCTCTACCTCACGCCCGGTGGCGAAGTCAGCGAAGAGCCGGTCAGTGGCGGGACTCTGCTCGTGCCCAAGGGCGGCGAGATGTCGAACGCCGACGCGGAAAAGTACGGCCTCAAGGCCGAGAAGCAGCCCGAGAACAAGGGTCTGAAGGGCCTCGGCCAGATGAACAAGGCTGAACTCGAAGCAGTCGCCACCGAACGCGGGCTCGAAACCGGCGGCACGAAAGCCGAGCTGCTCGCCCGCATCGAAGAAGCTGAAGTGGCAGGCGCCACCGGGGGCGAACCTACTCAGCAGTAGGAGTAACCGATGGCAGTCATCGAACGCGTGGGCTCCGGCCGCATCCTGAAGGGCTCGGCAGGCACACTCGAAATCAGGGTTTACAGCGATGGGACGCCAACCGATCCAACGGTGGCGTCTGTTGCTGTTGTGGATGGCCAGGGCGCAGCGGTCACCACCGGCGCGGCCACCATCTCGGGGCTCTCGGACGGCAAGGTCACGGCCAGCGTCGATGACGCCCAGACGGCCGAAGTGAAGACCCTCACGGCCACCTGGACGCTCACGGTCGGCGGCAATTCGCAGACGTTCGTCACTCAGCACGAGGTCATCGGCGACCTGCTGTTCACGGAATCCGAGTTGCGCGCCTTCGACGACAGCGCCGTGGCGAGCGCCACGAAGTACACAGACAACGCCATCCAGCAGATGCACGAACTCGTGCGCGAGTCGTTCGAGCAGATCTGCCACGTCGCGTTCGGCGCCCGTTTCAAGCGGGACTACTTCGACGGCGACGGCTGCGCCACGCTCTGGCTGCGCGACATGCAGACCACCAGCATCCTTGCGGCGGCGATTCGCACCCCGGCAAGCACCACGTGGGTCGACCTCACCGCCGGCGAACTGGCGGACCTGCTGGTGTACCCAAACGGCCGGGTCATCCGCGACAGCCTGGGCTACTGGACCAGCGGTAACCGCAACATCCGCGTCGACTACGTGTACGGCTACCAGCCCGTCCCGTGGGAAGTGCGGCGAGCCGCGATGTGGATCGCCCGAAACTACCTGACCGGTTCGAACATCCCGCGCAACGCGCTCAGCCAGGTCGACGAGCTGGGCACCTTCCAGCTCGCGGTGCCGGGCCAGAAGGGTAGCTGGTTCGGGATGCCGGAAGTCGATCGCGTGCTGGCGGACTACCAGGCGCGCAACCGAATCCCGGCGGTGGGCTGACGTGGCGACCATCACGAGCACGATCGACGCGGCGATGATCGCCTTCGTGGACGGGATGCTGGCGCGGGCGAACATCATCGCCGACGGCGTCCAGGTCTCCAGCGCGTACCTCGGCGGCGACACGGCCGCGAAGGAATCGATTCAGCTCACGGCCATCGGGAACGCGTCGCAGTCCTGGGGGATGATTGGCAACCGCCGACGCGACGAGGAGTACACCCTCGCCGGCCTCATCTGGGTGGTGAAAGCCGGAAAGAACGAGGCAGTCATCCGCGAGGCCCGGGCGCGCGCCTTCGCGCTGCTGGCCGAGATTGAAGACTTCCTGCGCGTGGACCCGACCATCGGCGCAACCACGAAGGTCAGCGAACTCTCACGCTACCCCGTAGACCAGGGCGCGAGCGAGGACGGCCGCTGGTGTCAGATCGACTTCGAAATCACCTGCAAGAAAGACCTGAGGAGTTCCTGATGCGCATCGTGTACACCGGCCCGTTCGATGAAGTGGACGTGCCCTACGTCGAGGACAACCAGCGCAAGATGTTCACCGCGAAGCACGGCGAAGCGACGGAATGCCCGGACGAGCTGGCCGCGCTCCTGCTTGAGCAGACGGACAACTGGGCTGAACCGACAGCGAAGGCCGGGCGGAAAACTGAGGCCACCACACCCGCGGGGTAATGAGACATGGCAATCAAGACGGGCATCGCCGCGCAGGTAGGCGCGAAAGCTGAATCTACGTACGGCACGCCCGTCACGGTTGACCGCTTCTGGGAGTTCGTCTCCGAAGGCATCAAGCACGACATCTTCAAGGTCGACGGCAAGCAGATCGGCGCCGGCCGGTTCCTGAAGAATGACCGCGTCAAGACGGTCCTCCGCGGCGCCGGCGGGCCCGTGGACTTCATCGTCCTGAACAAGGGCTTCGGGCTCCTGATGGAGCACGCCATCGGCCAGAACACGATCAGCGGCGCGGGTGCGAACAAGACCCACACCATCATCCCGGACGCCAGCGCGCTCCAGGGGAAGATGCTCACGTTCCAGGTGGGCCGCCCGGACGTCGGCGGCACGGTCCGCGCGTTCACGTACGAAGGCGGCAAGATCACCGACTGGGAGTTCCGCTGCGCGGTCGACGGCCCGCTGCACTTCATCCCCACGTTCGACTTCGAAAACGTTCTGACCGCCACGGCCCTGGCGAGCGCGAGCTACCCGAGCACGCAGGAGATGTTCATCTTCAGCGAGGGCGCGCTGACGATCGGCGGCACCACCACGTTCGTGAAGGAAGTCAGCATCAAGGGCAAGAACGGCCTGAACACGGGTCGCCGCGGGCTGACGAACACGAAGAAAGAGCCGCTCGCCACGGGACTCGTGGACTACCTGACCGGCAACCTCGTGTGCGAGTTCGAGGACCTCACGGCGTACGCCGCCTGGCTGGCCGGAACGCAGGCGCAGCTCATCCTCACGTTCACGCTGGCCACGGTCATCCCGACTACGGCCGTGCCGTTCTCGCTGACCATTACCATCCCGAAGGTGGAGTACACCGGCGGGACGCCGCAGGTGGCGAACGAAGACATCGTGATGCAGCCGCTCCCGTTCCGGGGCCTGTATGACGGCAGCAACGCCATCATCACGGTGGTGTACGTGACCAGCGACACGGTGAGCTAGCGGTGACGGACAGCGAGAAAGTCTTCAACGTCGCGAAGGTCGGGAACCTCGCCCAGACCCTGAAGGACCTGGCGCAGGTTGAGCCCAAGATCCGTGAGCGGCTCATGGAGATCAACTCGGAGCTGGTCCAGGGCGCGGTCGCGGATGCACACGGGGACTTCTACCGGACGGTGCCACGGGCGGGAAAGTCTGTGCCGACGAAGGCTCACAGCGCAACCCACAGCGGCAAGGGCAGCATCACCAGCTCGCGGGATTCGATGCGGGCCGTGGTGAGTGGGGTCGAAGCGAAGATCGTCGCGGGTGGCCCGAGCGCACCGTCGTTCTTCGGGCACGAGTTCGGCGGTGGCAGGCGGCCGACGACGCGGCAGTTCCCTGCGTTCAAAGGAGCGACGGGCTACGTGATGTATCCGGCGATCCGCAAGCGGACCGCGGTGGCGGAAGAGCAGTGGCTGAAGCTGGCGGAGGAAGCCCTCGAGGGAGATGGCGCATGAAGATCAGACTGGAGTTCGACCCGAACGACCTGACGCTGGGCGACATGGAAGACATCGAGGCCGCCACGGGCGAGCCCTTCGGCGCCTTCGCCCAACGGTTCCAGGGCAAGAGCGAAGCCGAGGTGCTGGCGACCCTGCCGTCGAAGGTGCTGACCGCGATGGTCTGGATTGCCGGGCGGCGGAACGACCCGACGTTCACACTGCAGCGGGCGCGAGACACGAAGGCGACGGAAATCGAGGCGGGCCGCCCCCCGGCAAAAGCCGCCGGAACGCAGCGCTCCTCCGGTGGCTCCCCGAACTCTCGCGCATCTACGGCCTCACGCCGACGGATTTCTGGAATCTGACGGGGCGGGAATTCGCGGCCTACGTGGAACACCACCGGCTGATGCGGGACGCCCAGGGGAATCGATAGCGACGGGCTGGCGGCAACCTTCCGGTCATGGCGCAGCGCATCTTTGAGTTGATTTTCAAGGGTTCCACGAGCGCGCTGGAATCGGCGTCGAAAAACGCTGTGGATGCGCTCGACAAGGTCGGCGACGAGATGGACGACGTCGCGGAGAAGGCGGGGCACGCGGCGAAGGAAACCGCCGAGATGGGCACCAAGCTCTACGACACGGCGGAAGCGGGCGGCAGCGCCGAGCAGGCGTTCAACGGCATCACGGATCTGATGAGCGTGATGACCGAGCAGTTCGGCATCTCTCTGGGCCCGGTCACGGAATACACGGGCGCTCTGGCGCAGGTGGGCGGTGGCGTCGAAGCGTTGCTGAAGGGCGGACCCGCGTTCATCCAGTCGATGGTGGCGATGACCGCGAGCGTCTGGGCGCAGGTGACGGCGCTCTACGCGCAGGCCGCCGCCTTCGTGGTCGCGAACGCGCCGCTGCTGCTGATCATCGCCGGCATCGCGCTACTGGCCGCGGGCATCGTTCTGCTGATCACCCACTGGGACGACATCACGGCGAGGGTCCCGATCCTTGGGACGGCCTTCGAGGCGGTGAAGGGCGTTGTCCTGGGCGTCGTTGGGGCGCTCACCGGTGCGTTTCAGTCCGTGCTCGACTTCGTGACGAACAACTGGCCGCTCATCGCGACGCTGCTCTCGGGCCCGTTCGCGCCGATCGTGCTTCTGGCGACAGACGCGTTCGGTGTCCGCTCAGCCATCGTCGGCGCCGTGCAGGGAATCCTAAGCTGGGTAACCGAGCACTGGCAGGTAATCGCCACCATCATCTCTGGCCCGTTCATTCCGATCGTCCTGCTTGCGACGGATGCCTTCGGTGTCCGCAGTGCGTTGACGGGAGCGGTGTCATCGATGATCAGCGAGGTTGCCGAGAAGGCGAGCGACATCCTGAACGCGGGCAAAGCTCTCGGCAGCGCGATGCTGGACGGGATCAAGGACGGCCTGTCTGGCACGGTCGGATTCGTTACCGCAGTCGGCGGCGAACTCCTCTCGGCTCTGAAAACGATGGTGAACGCCGCCATCATCGACCCGATTAACAGCGCTCTCGAATTCCACGTTGGTGGGTCGATTCTCGGTCAAGATTGGGGCGTCGACATCAACCCGCCAGACATCCCGCACCTCGCGGCCGGCGGCATCGTCACGCGGCCCACGCTTGCGCTGATCGGTGAGGCGGGGCCGGAGGCGGTCATCCCGCTGAGTGCAGCCAACCGTAGCATAGGTACAGGCGTGACCGTTGAGCAGCACAATCACTTCAACGGCTTCGTGGGCGATGTCGGCGAACTGTTGCGGAGGCTCGACCTTGAGGCGCGTCGTTCTGGACAGCGCCTGCTGGCGCCGGCGTAGCCCGATGAGCGACGTGATGTGGACGGTCAAGGTCGACTGGGATAACAACGGGAACTTCACGGGGCCTGAAGACGACATTAGCGCGGACGTGAACCGGCTTCGGCTCACGTTTGGGCGTGGTTCGAGCGTGGACGAGATGCGGCCCGCGAGCGTCGAAATCGAGCTGGACAACGCTTCCCGGAAATACTCGCGTTACAACAGTTCGAGCCCGATTTATGGGTTAATGCTCGCCGGGCGCCCGGTCATGGTTGAGGCCACCCACCTCGCGGTCACGTACAACCGATTCTTAGGTGAACTGGTGGATCTGGGTGAGAGCTACTCGTTCGATTTGCCTGTGGCGAACCTGGCGGCGCTGGATGGCCTGGAATTCCTGCGGCGTGCTGAAGTTCGGACCGCGATGTTCGAGGGCAACCGGGTCGACCAGAACCTGGACGAGCTGCTGAATTCGGCGGGCTGGCCGGCGTTGCGGCGGAACCACGATGCGGCGGTGACGACTCTCAGTTACTGGTGGGCACACCGGGAAGCGGCCAGTGACGCAGGGCTGCAGCTGGTGAAGAACGAACTGCCCGGGCTCTGGTACATGGACCGAGATGGCAACAGCCGATTTGAGAACCGGGACTACCGCGTCACCGCCGCGACCTACGCCACGATCACCGACACCCCTGGTGCGTTCGATATTACGTTCCGCCAGGGAGACCTCATCGACCGCGTGGAAGTGCAGCGCGCCGGGCTCAGCGAAGACGGTGTCGTGACCACGGTCTACACCCTGAGCCCTGGCGGCCGGGTCATCATGCCGGGCAGCACCGACCATCGAAACCGCATCAGCTTCGAGTGGGTCGGCGCGAAAAATGTGATTACCCCGGTCGCGGTGACCGACTACACGGCCAACTCGGCCGCGGACGGGACCGGCACCGACAAGACAGCCCAGCTCACGGTAAGCAGCTTCACGGCGTACGGGGGCGGTGGTGAGATTGTGTTTGATAACCTGGATGGGTCGCCGGTCTATCTCGTCGGTGCGATCACCCTGCAGGTGCGCGCAACGGCCGTGCGGCGGTCGAACGAGGATCGTCTCGTGGCGGTCGATTCCTCGGCGCCGCTGGTAACCGGCCAGCCGTTGCGGATGACGTTGGACTGGAACGACGACGTTGACGCGGTCGGCGCGTTCGCGGCGTATCTCGCGGAAGTGATGAGCCAGGACCAGCCCCGCCTGCAACTGCCCCTCGCCGGCCACTCAGATGCGGAGATAGCGATCATCCTGGGGCTCGACGTCTCGAAGAAGATTAGCCTGAGCCTGACGACCGGGCTCTACCCGCCCGGCATCAGTGGCGAGTACTTCGTCGAAGGGGGAACAATCGATGTCATACCCGCGGTCGACGGCGACCTTTCCGCAGTGGTGAACCTCTGGAGCAGCGACCAGGCGCTGGGAAATGGCTTTCGCGTGAGTGATGACACGCCCGGAGGCGCACAGGAATACAGCGCGATCGCCGCGGACGCGGCCACCACGGGCGCACGGATCTGGATCTGAATCGTTAAGCGAAGGCCGCAGCCACCATTCGGGGCATGCCGGCACCATCGAGCACATGGACTACACAGGACACCGCTAACTGGGTCGCGGGATCACTGGTGCGTGAGACGCTGTTCAAGCAGGCACTCCTGCAGAACCCGCAATACCTGTACGACCAACTGAACGCGGTCGTTAACAATAACTTCTGGGCCAACTTCGAACAGCAGCTCCAACAGGGCGTCGCTCTCGGCGCACCGATCGGGTGAGGTGAGACATGGCAGTTACCCCGTTCAACGACCAATCGGGCGCCGCGGCGTTTATCGCGACCACGCCGGGGACGACTGTGTTCACGGTTGCGGCGTCCCACATTCGGACCATTTCCAAGTTGCTCATCACGAACACGGACGTTGCCTCCGCGGTGACGTGCAGCATTTTCCACATCCCAAGCGGGGGTTCGTTTAGCGGTGACGACTACGTGCTGATCAAAGCCGTGAGCATCGGGCCTTCGAACGGTGTGACCGGGACGGAAGATATCCGCGAGCTGGTGGGCGAGATTTTTGAGGCAGGCGACAAGCTGGTGATTTTCGCGGGGACGGCAAGCAAGCTGAAGTTCAGCGTCAGCGGCGTGGATAACGGCTAATGGGACTCACGACGCTCATCAAGCAAACGTATCTGCAGCTCATCGGCGGCACCGCCCCGAGCGGCGCGGCTTCGAGCACCGGCGATATCAGCCAGATGGTGAAGTACCTGATCGCGAACGCTGGTAACGGGCGCAAGGTCAGCGGGTCCGGCTACCTGGTCTACCCGGCAGCCGCCGCAGGAATAGACCCGGCAAACGCTGGCTCGGCGTGGGCAAACGGCGCGTGGTCGGAGGTGGTGTCGAGTACTGCTCAAGCAAACTTTATTGTCGGGCTGACGTTCACCTTCGACGCTTCTTCGGGAACGATCGAGGCGGACATTGCGATCGGTACAGGTGCAGCCGCTTCCGAAACCGAAGTGAGTGCGATCTCTGTGGCGCTAATGAATGCTGGTGGTGTTACCACGGAATCCACCGGGGTCATCATGCTCCCACACGCGATCCCGGTAGCGACAGCTACAAGAATTGCCGTGCGCGTTCGCTCATCCAACACCACGCTGGAACCAAACAATATTCGCCTCATCTACGTGAAGCAATCGGAGTTGGTGTCGATATGACGTGGTATGCAGTAGTCGATAAGGCAACAGGTGAGGCTGTGTCATTTGGAACGATCCTTGCTGACCCCCTTCCGACGGACCTTGAGGCCATTGAAATTGAGGGCCAGCCAAAGAAGGGGCTGAGGAAGTGGGACTCTGCAGCCCGGCAAATGGTCCCGCATCTCCTCCAGGCGGGGAAATCTCCAGAGGAGAAGATTGACGAAGCCCTGACGGCAATCGAGGCGTTGACCATGAAAGTGGACGCCATCGACGCAAAGGTGCCTGAGAAGGCTACGATTAAGCCGTGACCCTCCAGGGCCAGCTAGACCGGAT